CAGTAATACTGGTTTGGGCCGATGGCCGTTCCCAGCCGCTTCCATTCTGTCGTGGGGAGCGTCAGATTAAAACTCATCGTACCAACGCCAAACAATGTCAGTACCAGCTCGATATCATCCGTCGGGATGTTCCGGGCAAACAGCCGCAGCGCCCCTGTCCGGGTCTCCACTGCCGTTGCCACTCCTGCTACCGTTGCCACGGCATAGCTTTCCAGTGCCGTTGCGCAAAAGGGCGAGTAGCGGTCGGTCAAGTCCTGCACCGGAATGTCACAGTAGTAGCCGTAGACGCCCTTTGCCGGGGTCAGGGTCTTCCAGCCTGCTTTCGGCGCCACGAGGTTGTAAGTCTTGTAGTAGCCGCCGCTGTATTCGCTCTTGGCCGTGGCAATGGCGTCTTTCGCATTCTCAGAGTATCGCTTGGCCGAGTTCTCGCTGTCCTTGGCATGGCTGGCACTGGCGGCACTCGCTGCCGCGCTGGCCGCACTGGCCTTTGCGCTATTGGCACTGTCCCCTGCACTGGAAGCGCTTGCCTTTGCACTGGAGGCCGAGGCGTCCGCGCTGGCTTTGGAGTTCTGGGCGCTCTTCTCGCTGGCATCTGCACTGGCGGAAGCTTGGTCCTTCAACTCTTTCATCTGGTCGAAATAGCGTTTGACAGTGGCCATCTGCTCGTTCATCCAGTTGTAGACCCACTCGCCCATCTGTGCGATCCATTCCCGCACCTCCCGCCCGTACAGCGCCTGCCGCACGCCCTTGGCGATGTCTTGAATATTAAATGCCATTTTGAAATCCTCACATATTCAGGTATCCCATCATGCCGCCCACCATCACGGCAGTGCCCGCCAGCTGGGTCTTCACCTTGTTCTGCTGGTCGGTCAGCTTCTTGGGCGGGTTTCCAAAGGTAAACTGGGTGCTGGCCGGGCTGGCAGGGTCGAGGTCGATCTTCGTGCACACGTACCAGCCGTCCACCTCGTGGGGCCCGGAGAGGACTTTTGTCTTCTTCATATACCCCAGTCGGTCTGTTACTTCGCCAATATCCGCCCGGTCAAAAGCGGTCAGCGTGATGGAAACTTCGGCCCACTGCTCGTGAGTATCCAGCTCTTCCTGGGCCAGCTTGTCAAGAGATTCTTTTGTCGAGTTCCCGTCTACCAGAAGGTAACGGCAGATCGAGCCGTATTTGTTGCTGGATTCGTAGTTCAGCGCGCTGCCAAGCACCTTGCTGGTCTTGGTCTTCTTAAAGATCCACCAACCCTTGGTCGTGGTGTTGGTGCCCCAGGCGATCACATAGTTGCAGAAATCGCTGGGCAGCTTTTCCTCTACTTCCAGGTCGAGCAGATTCTTGCCGTATTCTACAGTCTGTTTGGTCGTCGTTGTGATGTCCAGCTCATAGCAGAGCGTGATGTCAAAGTACCCGTTGTCTTTTCGGACATACTTCACATACATATACCCGTCGTATTCGTCCAGAAAGTATTTCTGCCAGAACGACCATGCCGTGCCCACCTGCTGGCCCTCGTCAGAGAGGTCTTTTTTCACACCCCGCTGTACCGTCGGGGCTTCCGCGCCCATGCCTGCCAGCTCCCCGTTCGCGTTCGCGTCGTGGAAGATTTTAAACCACAGGCTTGGTGTTCCCTCGCCCTGTTCAAAGTCGTCCCAGTGGGAGCCGTCCGTCTCGCAGGTCAGCACATACTCCTGCGGTTCCAGCAGCATATCATTCTCGTCATAAACGCCCAGACATTCCGTAAAGCAGAGATAAAGTCCCCGGTCAAACGTCAGGTTCTTGTTCGTCAGGTAGCCCATAAAGAGGATGTCGTCATCCTGCTCAACCATGCAGCACACCTGCCGCTCCACAAAGTCGTCTTTTTTCAGGCCATATTTGACGTGCCAGAGCATGTAGGGCACGGTGCATTCATAGCTCCCAATCTGGTTTTTTGTCAGCTGCAAGCTCTGGTCTTTCGCCCAAGGCTTGTCCTCGGCTCCCTCAATAGAGTCTCCCTGAGAGTCGTAAATACAGTAGTTCTGTCCCCAATACATCCCGTGGAGGTCTGACTTGATCTCACCAATGGTCACTTTGTATCCCATTTTGAAATTTCTCCTTAAAGTCATAGCTCGCCCTTTGGGAGAGCTCCGCGACGCGCCGCCGTCGGCGGACGGAAGCGGCGAGAGGGTTACAAATACCCCGGCTCATACGTCCCACGCACGTGGGCTTCGTCTCCTACTTCTTTGGTCAGCTGCAAATAATAAATATTCAGCATTCCACCATTGGTGGAAGCGGCGGGTTTGAGTAATATCTTCGCCTGCCACTGGAACAGCCCCAATTTAAACAGCGATCCCTGGCTGATGACCTCCCCGTTCTCGTTGTTGTACCGCAGCACATAGCGCGCACCCGCGCCGGAGCCTTTCAGGGTCAGCAGGGCGGGCTTGTCCGTGGGCGGCAGGCGCACCACGGCGCTGGGGCTGTCTGCCGTCAATATGATATCCCCGAGCTTTTGCGGCGCGAGGTCTGTTTCAAAGTTAAAGTCATCCCACAGCCAGTCCTCTTCCAAAGGTTTCACCAGATACTTGAACGGATACAGCCGATAGTTCAGCGTAAACTTCGTGTTCTGGCCCGTCTGGGTCGGCTGGTTGCCCATCCACACTTTTCCCTTATAATAAAAGGTAGGCTCGTCGTCCAGGATGATCTTTGCACTCGTCTGGCATTGGGATGCAAGCTTCTGCTTGATGTCCCGGTACGCAGTCCATACCCGGTTGAAGTCCAGGTCGGAGTAGAACTCCCAGCTCCCCTCCCGCTCGTAAAACACGGGATATCCCGTGATGGAGTGGGAGAAGTCTGCCTGGCCGTTCATCCCCGGCACGTCCAGAGAGATGACTTTTTCACTGGGAGGCTGCACCACACACTTTTTGGCCGGGATCAGATGAAAATCCCGCGCGGAGTGGTACGCTCCGATCTGGATGTCGTGTCCCGTCAAAAGTGACATGATGTGTTCCTCCTGTTTCATCTAAACGAGGGTTAATTCGGATAATTAGCGGGTGGAACCAGATCATACGAGATGGTCACGGTCATCCGCCCGCTGTCGTCGGTGTCAAACTTGCTTACCCAGCATCTTCCGCGGTAAGTCTTTTCGTCCGGCATGGTCACCTGTACCCGCCGTCCCTGTAACATGCTCACGAGCTTGCGCATCTCGCCCGAGAACGTCCAGGCCCGCGCATACCAGCCCGGGTAGTTTTCCAGCGCTTTCTGGCTGTATTCCAGATGATAGATGCCCTGCCCATATTCGGTGGCAATGGCCTCTCCCCCTACACAGCCGCTTGCCGCGCACTGGTCCCAGGGGGAGCGGTTTTTGCCGTCGTGCGTAAAATAGAAGTCCCAGCTTCCCGTACTGTTCGAGTAGGTGTGGGCTTCCGCGTATAAGGTGTTTTCCAGCTGCCCGTGGTAGGATGGAACGTCATCAAACTGGGTCGCCTCCTCAAAAGGGGCAATGGTTAGAGGCCCTGCCGGGATGAGTCCAAGCTCCGTCGTCCAGAGCACGCTCCCCGGGATGATGTTTCCCCGCAGGTCCACGCCCTGGAAACTCAGCTCGTGTCGGCTGATCTCGGCCTCGCCCAAATGGGTGAATCCGTTGACGATCATAGCGTCATCTCCTGTTCCTGCTGGCGATCTTCCCCAGCCCCTCGTCCACGTCGTTGATGATGCCGCCCACAAACTTCTTGCCGTTGATGCTCAGCTTCATCCGGCTCACGGCCTCCGCCACGCTGTCAATACGTCCGCCCAGCGTCCCGATGGCCTCCACGATGTCCTTGTTGGACATTTCTTCGGTCTTTGGTTCGTCTTTCTGCCAGAGCGCCGCTTTCCGGGCTTCGTCGCGGCGGGAAACGATGTCTGCCAGCCGGGCACTACGATCCAGTTCAAAGCCGACCCGCCGTACGCCGTCCGAGAGGTTCTCGTCCAGCCATGCCGCTCCCGCCTGCACGTTGGAGAGGTCCACCAGCGGCTGAATGGTGGGCTGGTATTCCATGGCTTCGTCCGTGGCTGCCAGCAAACGCTTGGAGCAGTCCATGGCCACGCCCAGCGCCCCTTTCGAGACGTCCTCCAGCGTTCGGTTCACGCCCTGTGCGTTGCTGCTGATGCCATTTTGAAGTCCCAGCATCATATACTGGCCGATCTCGGCAAATACTGTCGAGGGCGAGTGGATGCCAAACAGCGATTTGAAGCCGTTGATGATCCCCTTGCCGATGCTCTTGATGCCGTTCCATAAGCCGCCTGCCACGGTCTTCACACCCTTCCACAGGCCGCCCAGGATGTTCTTGCCCACGCCCACAGCACCGGAGATGAGCCCCTTGGTGCCGCTCCAGAGTGCAGAGAACTTGTTCTTCATCCAGGTACCGAAGTTCGAAAACCACTGCTTCACTTTGCTCCAGTTGGCGATCACCAGTCCACCGCCTGCTGCCAGCGCTGCCACTGCAATGCCGATCGGGCCGGTGCTGCTCAGTGCAGCTGCAATGCCTGCAAGGGGCCCGCCAGTGGCAGTCAGCGCCGCAAACTTTGCTCCCACAAGGCCTACGGCTTTTCCAAGTCCGACCTTGGCAGCCGTACCAGCTTTTCCGAGGAACCCGAGGATCTTGGCAAGGAATCCACCGTTTCCGGCAAGCTTCGCCGTCTGGGTCACGATGCCGTTCGTGCCCGCCACCGTCTCGGCAACGGCTGCGGTGCTCTGGGCGATCTGCGCCGTTTGCGCAGCCACCTGTGCGGTCTGTGCCACGGCAGAAGCCACGCCCTTGGAGCCAAACAGTTTTCCCAGCAGCTTCGTAATGAATCCGCCCGTGGAAAGCCCCGTCATCGCTTTCGCGAAAACACCTGCCAGCCCATGCAGCACGGCCTTGCCAAACTCCGTGTTCATGAAGCTCAGCACCGTGTTCAGGCCGGAGACGATGGCCGTTGCGTAGTCCCCGCTCATGGCCGCCACAATGGTCTGCATAAAGCTGGATGCCGTCTCCGCCGCGCCCTCGCTCATGGCAAGGTTCAGGGTGGCGGTCAGCTTCTTCGCCGTCTCGGGGAAGTTCTGCTGCACCCGGTTCCATACTTTGTTGAAGCCATTTTGAATCGGCTTCCAGTTCTTCGAGATGGTGTAGCCCAGCTGCATCATGGCCTTCTTGCCGTTGTCGGTCATGTCAAAGGCATCGGCCAGGTTTTCCGCAAAGCCCACAAAGTTGTACTGTTCGCTCTGTAAAGCCGAGAGCGCATCCAGTGCATCGTCGCTGTTCTGTTCGCCCTTGGCCACGTAGTAGTCGTATGTCTTCTGGTATTCGGTCAGCTGCTTGAGGGACGAGCTCATGTTGGTCATGGCGGTCCCCACGCTGATGAGGGAGCTCATGGTCCCCTGCAGCGCGGCCTGCCGTGCCTGTTTCGAGCCTTCGCCGTATTTCTCCACGGCGCTGGTGTAGGCGTCTTCCCGGCCCGAGAGGTCGCCGTCGTTGTAGATCTTCGCCAGCATCTGCTGCCGGTTCTGCACGATCTTGGCTTCTCTCTGATATCGGGCGATCTGGTTGTCAAACTGCTCCAGCTGGGCCTTTTCCAGCTCGTTGATGAGGTCCTGCTGGTCTTTCTGCTCTTCCAGATACTTGCGGTAAGCTTCCTGCGTCTTCTGGCTCTGCTCGCCAAATTCCGCTTTCAGCTGGGTGTACTCCTCCTCTGCTGCCGTCACTACTTTTGCCTGCGAAGCGATCTTTTTGTTGATCTGCTCCATCTTCTTGTTCGCCGCTTCAGTCACCGAAGCAGTGTCTTCGTAGAGAGAGGCCCACAGGTTGTATTCGTCTTCGGCGGTCTTGGAGTCGTTTTCATACCGCTTCAGCACATCTTCCCAGATGTCGTCGTAGCGGCTGGCCTTCAGCTTTTCTAAGGACGCCTGCTCGTCCAGCAAGGTGGCGTAAGCGTCTTTGGTCTTGTCGTTGTCCTTTCCGGCTTTGGCCAAAAGCTTATCGTACTGCTCCTGTGCAATGGCCACCCGGTCGGCCTGCAGCTCGATCTGCTGCGTCACCACTTCGGTCCGCTTTGCCAGCAGCTCCTCATTGGTCACGCTGTCTTCGCTCTGCAGCTCCCATAGGGCCGTCTCTTTCGTCAGGGCGTCCTGCAAATACTTGTTGGCCTTCAGTTTTTTGCTGTACTCCTCGGCCATCTGCTCCGCAGCCGTCTTGCCCTTGGCTTTGGAGCCACCCTTGGCTTTTCCGCCGGCAGCGTTTGCGGCGTCTGTTATGGTATCCTGCGCTTGTTTCAGGAAATCGGCACCATCTGCCCAGCTGCTACCCTGTGCATTTACGCCGGGCAGAACACCATTACCAGTAATTCCGCCTGCTAGCTTCGACAATCCGTTTTTCACATTTTGTCCAGCTTGAGCGGCATCCCATTTTTCACCACCCAGCAGACCATAAATATGATTTACTTTCTCAGAAACAGTTGTCGCTGCTTCGTCTAATCCCTTTGAGGCACCCTCTTCCAGTTTTTTCGCCATGGCATAGGAAGCGTCCTCTAATTCTTGCTGCTTCTGGCTGTCTTCCAATGCACGTCGGAAACCGTCCGGGATATACCCCGCGTCCTCTTCTGCGGTCTTGCTAGGAGAGTGAATCTGCCAGTAGTCTGTAAAAACGCTGTGGACTCCATCGGCAAGGCCCAGCATCGCGGCCTCTACCCCGCCAAGACTCCCCCAGATGCCATTTGCATATCCCTGACCAATGTAATCGCCGCTTTCCGTTGCTTCTTTGCTCGGAGAAGCAATTCCCCAGAACGTATTCCAGGCATTCGCGGCAGCCTGCGCTACTTCGGCAATGCGGTCGGTTACAGATTTCTTCCCATTTTCGATGCCGTTCGCATATCCCTCAGCAACCTGTTCTCCCGCTACAGAAGCGTCCTCTGCACTGGTAGAGTCGCTCCACACAGAATTCCAGGAATCAACCAATTCACCTCCGGCTTTTCCAACATTAGAGGCCCAGCCAGGCAACCCGGCAAAGAATTCTCCAATCGGCCCGAAGAACTCAGCAATCAAACTCTTTAGAGCTTCCCATTTTGAACTAATCCACACAACTATGTCATTCCAGAACTTTTCTAGTCCGGGAGAAAGTTTGGTGAACAAATCGCCCAATAATGTGCATAGCGCCGAGGCGATAGCTTCGATCACTACAACTGCTGTATCCGCAATCGTCGGAGCCGTTTGCTGGATCACACCACATAAAGTTACGATTAGCGTCGAAATAGCATTTCCAATGGATGGTGCTGCAAGAACGATGGCGTCGCATATGGATTTGATGATGGTTGCAATGGAAGTAACAAGACTTTCCGCAATAGCTGCTAAGCCCTTGAAGATACCCGCCACAAACTCAACCAACAGCCAGGCCAGGCTTTTCAGCCCATTCAATGCCACTTGGAAATTCAGGCCATTCAGCATACTCAGACTGCTTGCCAAATTACCGATGAACTGCGAAGCTGAAGCCATGGCCATCAATGCACCAAGACCAGCGGCCAATGCTCCCATGGCAACACTCAGCGCAACAATCACTGGTGTAACAGGAGTCAAAATCATCGCAGCAGCACCAACCACAGCAAAAGCTCCGGCGATTGCCAGCAGACCTTTACCAATCTCTGCAAGGCTCAGACTGCCAAGTCCAGTCAAGGCAGGTACCAGTAGATTGATAGCTGCTGCCATTAACGTCAGAGATGCGGCAGCACCTAAAGTACCTTTCGTCAGATTCAGGGCAATAGTAAATTCGGTCAGTGCACCGCCCATCGCGGCCAGTGCTTTCCCGATACTCTCCCAGTCAAGGGCCCCCATAGTGGCCATAGCACTGGACAGCAGATTCATGCTCCCGGAAAGGATGCCCACGGCCACTGCACTAGAAATGATGTGCTTCGAGAAAGAAGCCCCAAATCCAAAAGCAGCAAATTCGGCAAGGCCTCCACCAACCGTAATCAGTCCTTTTCCGATCTCATCCCACTTCATCTCGCCAAATCCGGTAACGGCTTTCTGCAGGATCAAAAGGGAGCTTGCCAGCAGTACCATACCAGCCCCAGTTCGGATGCCAATGTCACCTAAAGTCGCAAACTTACTGAATGCAGTTATTTCTGCAAGCAGCACCCCCACACCTGCGAGTCCCTTGATCAGCTCTTCCGTTTTCAGGTTGCCGAGTTTCCCGACAGCATTTGCCAGAATATTGATGGCCTCCGCAAAGGCAATCATTCCCAGCGCACCTTTTGTAAAACGCTCTGTTCCGTTAGAGAGCAACGTAACAGCTCCCACGAGTTCTGCCAACAGGGCACCAACGCCAATCAAACCTTTCGCAAGGCTCGCCATATCCAGCCCACCAAGTTTCTTGACGGCACTGGAAAGAATCAGTACAGCAGCCGAAACACTCACCATGGCAAGCGCAATACCATTCAACTTTCCGGCTTTTACGGTTCCCAGCAGCTTCTGGATGGCATAAAACGAACCAACGAGCTCACCAAATATCATGGTCAGCCCGCCGATGGCAGAAACCAGCCGCTCGGGTTTAATGAGGGATAGCACCGTTAGAGAGCCAGCCATGATAGCCACAGCTTTCGCAATGGTCATCAGAGTTTCCGCTTTTTTGCCTTCACGCCATGCGTCCACGGCACTTCCGAGAGAACTCAGTGTCTCTTTCAGGCTGCCGATAATATCGCCCACATCTCCTGTTACACCTTTCAGTGTTTTCAGGAACCCTTTTAATCCAGTCAATACCCCTGCCAGCAGCCCTGTGCTCAGGAACTGGGCAACCTTGTTCATATCTAGGCTGTTAAAAGCCGCCACGGCTCCTTCGCCAAATTCTTTGAATGTGACGTCAGCCGTCTTGCCAAACTCGTAAAGTCCAGGGGCAATGGTGTTGATAAAGGTCGTCAAGGCATTTCCAAGCATCTCCAACGGATGAAATACAACGGAAACGTTGCCAGAGACTTTCTCCAAAATATCTGAAAATGTCTCAAAGGCTCCAGCGACCTCATTGATTCCCCAGCTCAGTCCATCCAGAACGGTTTTTAACGCTTTGCTCTTTTTTGCTGCCTTGGTAAACTTGGTCAGCGCATCTCCGATGGCGGCGGTCACGCTCAGGATACCGTTTCCAAGCGGAAGCACCGCAGTAACCGCTTTTCCAAGATACTCCGCCACTGTCAGCAGAATATCTTTTCCCAGTCCCAGCACGCTGAATAAGCCTTTGAACGTCCGGTACAGCTTATCCGTCGTCTCTTTGCTCAGAGTCAGTTTTGCTGTCATAGTATCCAGCTTCTCTGCAAACTGGTATACCTGACTTCCGCTCATACCCTTGAATATGGCATTAAAGCCTTTTTTCACCGGGGCCATTACGCTAGCGATGCCGTCCCACACGTTCCATAGTGCCTGAACGAGATGCTCCCGACCTGAGACTTCTCCCATTTTCTTGGAAAACTCTCCCAGCTGAATGGTTCCATTTTGCACTTTTTCATCGAGCTGTTCAAACAATGCCACCTGCTTTTCAACCGTGTCACGGTCGAACCCCAGTACATTTAGCTGCTGGTCGCTCATCCCCTGGAGGTTTTTCAGTTCAGCTTCTGTTCGTTGCAAACTCGCGATCAGTAGTTCTGCGCTGACTCCATTTTTTTGCAGAGCCTTATCAAATCCTCCAGCTTCTTCAATCTGCTCGTCTGTGAGTTCTCCGCTTGCTAACGCCATTTTCTGCAGGGTATACTCATAGGCATCCATTCCGTCGCCCATCGTATCACGCAGTTGCTGCCAGCCAGAATTCAACCCCTGTTTTAAGCGACCATTTAGGGCCTCAATGCTGGGCACAAAAATATCGTAAAGCCGCTCCGAAAGTTCCGTCCAGGTCTCGGTAGCCTCCTCCTTGTTGCCAAAGAGAGTCTCAAATACTTTCATCCAGGAAGAACTTACTGCATCCTTCGTGGAATCAATGGCCTGCGCAAAACTCGTTGCCTGCTGGGCTGCCAAGGCCGCACGCTCTGCCAGCTCACCGTACTGTCCACTCAATTTTTCCAGTGCTTCAGAAGTGGTAAGCCCCGGAGTCTGCTGCACCATGTCATAGGCAGCCGTCATCATGGAGGCGTACTTTTCAAAGGTCTTCTCCATCACCTGGGTGTCGGCCCACTTGTCGGAAAGGCTCGATTCAAAGCTGGCAATGGTCACATCGCCTTCTTTGATCTTACCAAGCTCCACTGCCGTGTCGATCAGCTCCTGCTTCAGAGCTTTCGTGGCGGTGCCCATCAGGTTCAGGCTCTTCCAGTCCTGCAATTGCAGATGGCCTGCGCTGTAGCTCTGGGTCAGGTTGCGGATGGTGCTCTGGAAAGCAAAACCCGTCTTACCCGCATCTGCGGTGGCATTGGCGATGCCCATGATCATAGGGATCATCTTGTCAATGTTGCCGCCCGCTGCCGTCATCTGGCTCAAAGCGCTGGTCATCTCGTTGAAACTGTAGCTCGTTTCATCCGAGTACCACATCAGCTTGTTCAGGTAGCCGTTCACCTGGTCGATGCTCTTACCGGTGGCGTTCATGATGGTCTGTACATTGGAGGTCTTCTCCGTGTACTTGTCCCATCCGCTGGCGATCTGGTCCACCGAGAGGCTTTTTACCAGTTTCTCGCCTGCGTTCACGGCCTTGTTGGTAATGTTCACCAGTGCCGTGGCGGCTATGATGTCCAGCGCCGAAAACTTGCTCTGCAAGTCGTCCAGCGAGCGGGACATGGTATCAAAGTCTACTTTTTTCGCAGCGGTGTCCAGCTTTTCAAAGCCCTTTTCGGCCCCTTTGAACTGAAGCTTTTCCATCAGCTTGTCAATCAGGCCAATGGTCTTCTTTGTGTTTTTCTCAAAGTCCGCATTGTTGAATTGCATCTCAACAACGCGCTGGTCTACTTCCCGGCTCATTCGGTCCTCACCTCACCCCAAGCCCGCTGTGCAATTCGTTCAAATATCGGCCGCATGGCCGGGTTGATGTAATCCATGCCCTCTACATACCCGCCGTTCCGGGTACCGTGGCCATATTGCAGGATCACTGCAATGGGCACGCCGTCCACAATGTTGGAGTTGGACCACGTAATGGTGATCCGTCCGTCGCTCTTGTGCACGGTATAGCTCCAGCTGGCAGCGGTCTTACCTGTATCTTTCGGCGTGGCCCGTGCCAGTGCCTCCACGCCCTCTTTCCCGTACTGGTCCAAAAGATCGTCCAGCTGTAAGTTCGAGCATCGCTTCAAAAATTTTCGTGTCTTCTTAAAGTTGCCTTTCTGCTTGAATACGATGATCTTCGGCATTTTGAAAAATTATCCCCTCGTATGCAGTTTTGCCTTTCGCTGGGCGTTCAGGGCCCGCTGCTGGGCCATCGCCTCGCCCCGGCTCATCTTCTTGGGCGGTGTCTGGGCTTCGCTGCACACCCGCAGCAGCGTCAAAAGTCGGTTCAAGTGCCATTTTTCGCACTCTTTCGAGATGCCCAGCTGGAACATCTGGCAATACAAAACCTCGGCCGTCGTCACCGTTCCGCTTCTTCGTGGCGGTGCTTTCTGCCGAGGTCTTTTTGCCGGGTCTCTTGGTTCGTTCGGTTTTGGCTCCCCATGAAACCAGGTCGCGGTCATGGGGTCGTCCATATATGTGTTAATGGCATTCAGCTGTTCTCTCGTCAAAAACTGGTACACATTCGGGTCAATGCCCTTGTCCAGTGTCATGCAGCGCAAATAATCCAGCTGCTGTTCGCGGCTCATGCTGCCGCCGGACGAGAAAAACGGGATATGCCACTTGCTTTCCCATTTAGCCAGGGAGAGCAGAGAGTGCTCCAGCCGCAGAGTAGTTTCCCGGATATACAGGAACTCCTCCCGGTTCGGGTCCCATACCTGTCGTGCAGGAATTTTCAGTACCAGCATTTCTCTTTCCTCCCTGGGGTGTTAAATAGGCGCCCTCCGTGGGCGTCAGGTTTCGTACTTACAGGTTTCCGTCTGCGCGGGCTGCATCAAGCACGGGCTTTGCAGCGTCCACAATGCTCAGGCCCGGCTGAGCAGCAGCGGCCTTCTTTTCCAGGTCCTGGGGGATCACGTTGTTGAAGAACTCAGTAGCGGCCTCGGTGTTGGTCAGCATTTCCATATACAGGTCGCTGTAGGCCTGCGTGGCCAGGAAATCCTCCAGCACCGCCTGGTTTTTGATGAACTTCCGGCCGTCCGGGCTCAGCACACCGTAGCTCTTGCAGATCATTTTCTTAAAGAGCTCGGTCATCTCGGTCTGGTTCTGGGCGTTCACGATCCGCTCGATCATTTCCTTAAAGCCGCCCTCGGTGGAAAGCTGCATCTCCATCAGCTCGGCTGCCGTCAGGTTGAAGTAATAGTCCTCCACACGCTTGGTACCGCCAAAGTCGATGGTCTCCATCGTTTTCTTGTACATAGTTTCTTCTCCTTTTTTCGATAAGAGGTTTACTCGGCTGCCTCGCTGGTAGTAATCAGCTGGATCAGCTCGTCCGGGGTGGGCAGGGTGGCGTCGGCGACCTCGCTGCCCCAGAGCTTGTCCTGAATGGCCTTCACGGTCTTCTCTTTCAGCTTGGAGCAGTCGATCTCCATGTGGCAGCTGGGGCGGTAGCCGGTCACGTTCACGGGGGATGCACTGCACTCCCAGCTAAAGGTGATACCGTCCGGGCTGTCGTTGATGGTCGCATAGCTCTTCTCGGAGGGAGAAGCCGTGCTGTTCCAGGCCACGTGGATCTTCTGGCCCACCTCGTCGGAAACATCGTTGCCCTTGGTGGTCACCCAGCTGAAGCCAAATGCCTTGCGCTTCTGCTGGCCGATGGTCACGCCCTTGGAGACCTGGGCGGAGCCGTCGCAGGCCTCCCACTCCTCGGGGTAGGTGTAAGCCTCAATGGTGTAGGCGTACTCCTCGGCAGAGCGCAGGCTTGCATACTTGATGTCGTCGGCGTAGAGCTTGGTCTCCTCCGCGCCGGAGGGGCTCTCGGTCACAGCGGTCAGGCCGTTCCAGGCCACGCCATTGTCATAAGAGCCCTGGTAGTTCATGGGGTAGAGTACGCCCATCTTGGTGCCCATCTCGTAAAACTTCTCACCAACGGCGTCCCAAATCAGTCTTTTCGGCATAGTGTTCCTCCTTTATTGGTAAATGGTAAAAGTTGTGTGATATAAATTGTCCGAAACAAAAGAGCGGTCGTAGGCGCATTTCGGCAATACGCTTACGGCCGCTTTCAGTTTCGAGTCCGGGTCGGAGTCGATCACGGTCACCGTGTAAAACAGGTGCTGTGCGTACACTCCGTCGTTTGCGTGGCGGTTCTGCCGCCGGCTTTCACTGTACACGATGCAGGGGTATTTCAGTTTGTAACCGGCAGGCGGCTGGAAATAAAGGTTCTCTTTCCCGGTCGCTTCCCGCAGCACCTCACGCAGTTTCGTGTCAAGGTTCCGGCGTGTTTCCATTCCAGAGCCCTCCCAACGTCAGCACCAGTCGGGGCAGCTGCACCTTCACAGCGCTCACTTTCCACCGCTGGCCCATGAATGTTGCATACCGCAGGTTGTAAAGGTTTGCCGATGCAAATGGATCGGCCACTACACTCAGCTGGTTTCCAAGCTGGATGTCTTCGTTGACCTGGTCGCTCCCCTGCATCTGCCGCCCAAACTCCAGCACGTCGCCGTAATAGCTCCGCTCTACGATTCGCTCTGCAAATACGCTTGGGGCCGATTCGTCCGTGTCCTCCGCAAACCCGATCTTCCCGCTCCATTTCATCGGTTTGTTCCTCCATTTTGATTAGTCGATGCTAACCGCAGGGCCGACCAAATCAGCCCTCGTCTGCCACAGCCGTACAGGTGGTAGCGGTGGTGCCGTCGGTCACCACAACACCGGCTGCCAGCAGAGCAATGGGCAGGTAGGTCTTGTCGGCAGCCACAACCAGCAGGCGGCCCAGCTTAAAGGCCCGCTCCACGTCCGCCTTCTTGACTTTGGTCTTGTGGTCCTCTTCCTCATACAGGGCCTTGTCGGTGTGCAGGTAGGCAATGTAATTTGCCACGTGCAGGTCATAGCCGGTTTCGTAGATGGTGTTCAGCATAGTTCTATCCTTTCATTGATTCTTGGCTCCCCCAGTATGGGAGCTCCGCAAGGCGCTCGCCATCGGCGAGACCGAAGCGGTGAGAGGTTTACATTTGATATGGTTTAAGCAGCCCACTCAACAGCCATGGCGCTGAACGGGGTGGTCAGAGCGCCAGAGCAGCGGGTCTCGATCAGGTACTTCTGGGCGTTGAAGTCGATGTCGAAGTCGTCGAACATGGAAACAGCGCCGCC